AGTTTCTTTTGTCCACGGTATTTTACCCGAGTCGATATCTTTTTTAAGCGTACGATAAGCAGAAAAATAACAACTATCAGTATCGCCGTAGATAATAGCTTTTCCAACATGATTGTATTCTCCTGTAATTATTTCATTAACTTTGCTAGCCATATGTTTAGCAATTTGTCTGCCGACCAATGTTGTTGATTGTCCGATTCGTTTGTCGAAAAATCTACAGCCGGGATTAAGAATAGCACCATATAAACTATTAAGATTGATTTTCTTAACTAATTGTCGCTTATCCCAATACTCTTCTTCGATTTTATTTCCATTGGCAATACATTCCTTTAGTTTTGCCTGCATTTCTTTACGTTCAGCATACCAACGTTTTAAAAGCCCAGGAATGATACCCTCTTTTTCGTAAGTAAAAATAGTGCCATTACTGCTTAACATATAAGGCTGATTACTTTCAAAGATCAATTGATATGCCTGTGCAGCACTAACTACGTCACTAGTAGCGTCCTCCCAGTCTATAGTAATTTCAGTACCAATTTCTTTGTTCATTACTGCGGTGTACTCTAAAGTACCGAAGATACCTTCCCAAGCTCCAGCAAAACTTTTACCTTTAGCTATATGTGCTTGAATAAATTCATCGGTCATAGATTGACGTAATTGACCTATAATAGTTTCCGGTCCCATATTCAATGCACGAATGGCACTAGGATAAAGACTGTTAATATCTAATGATCCGACCCAGTCTTGAATACCTTCTTTAGGATATGCAACATAAGCACCAGCAGCCGCAGTGTCTTCACGTTCACTCATTTTAGTACGATTAGGAACTTGGAAACCTCTACGATGTGCTTCGTTAATAATAGCCTGTTCAGTAACAGCCACAGCACCCATTGTGGTCTGTAGTAATACTGTATTTTCATGTGCCAGTTTATTACTTAGGTCTAAAAATTTTAGTTTCTTGTCTAATTTGTCAAGTAGAGCACAGTCTTGTCTATTATAACGAATGAACTCTTTGAAGTCGTTGTTGTATAATTGATCTAACGTGCCTTCATAAGGAACTTTTGTTTCTCCGAGTTCGTATTCCGCGATGGCATCCAATCTATAGGAGTGTCTTTCTTCATATGTGTACTTACGGTATAGTTCGAGGTAATCGAGATGTACCCGTCCAACCAAGTCATAGGTCTGCGCTGTTTTTCCGTATCTTTCATATTCTCTCTTTCTAGGATGTAAATCCCATAAACAAAATCTTCTAGTATCGTCTTTGCTTAAAACCTTTGTTACACGGTTCACAGTATAAGGAATATCAAAGCCTTCACTGTTCCAGCCTGATAACACATCTGCATCTTGAATTAGATTTAAGAATGTATCAAGCATCTCTGCTTCGTTATCGAACAGATGTGTATTAGGAAATTCTTCTACTAATTTCTTTGCCTCCTCTATGCTAAGACCTTTTGGAGGAATTGCTAAACAGATCATTGTTTCCATCCATTGCAAATAGACTGCAATAGCAGTGATTGGCATAAAAGCATCTTCTGGACTTGCATATCCTCGGTCTGGATCAAAGTCTACTTCGATGTCGAAAAATGCTGCGTTTAGTTTAGGTGCATCTTGTCCTAAATAATGTTCGCTTAAGGATACAAAAATAGGATTAATGTCGGCTTCGTACAGTGTTTGATTACTGTGTATTTTTAATTCTTTATGAAAGTCTTTTGAAGTTTTACAAACGATTCTGCTTAACGGGTCACCGTAAATGCTAGTAAATTTGCCCCGAGCGTCTGGATAGTAAAACGTGTATTTGACTGGGTATTCTTTGAAAACTCTTTTACCTTCATTGTTACGTTCTACAACATTGATGATATCTGAGTCGCGGTTAAAGTATGCGTCTACGTACATTTATTCTCCTATGCAATTTGTGGCTTGCAAATACCAAAGTAATCATTTGTGGCTGATTAAACCCTTCTCTGATTTATTTAGCAGCACTTCTAATTAAGTCAGAAATTTTTTCACAAAATACAGCAAAATAAAAACAACCAACAAGTAATAGAGATATAGCTAAACCCATTGATAGCCAATTAATAATTATCTCAATAATAACTTTTAATATCATTGTAATAACAATCTTATTAGACCTGCCATATCAATACTGGTCAACAAAATATAATTAGCCAGCATGCCAAAACTTTTTCTAGTCCAAGCAGCCCAGGTATAAACAGCACAAGCTGAAATCCACATTGGGTAAAGTAAAAGTAATGGAGGGTCGGGAACAGTCACAGCCATTATAATACTACAGGCTATGGACAGCACCCATGCCACTATTTCGAAACAAAAGCGTATAGGGTTACTGTGAAAATCACTTTTGATCCAATCAAAAGTAGGTCTTAGTAAATCTATCATTAGTCTTGAGGTAAATTTTTGGTAGCACCAAGAATGTTTTCAATTTCATCCCATTCTTCTTCGTGTACTTTCCAATTATCTTTATGTGCAATTTTAATTGCTTTATTAATGATACTTGGTTTAACATTTAGTTCTTCAGCAACTGCTTTGACTGTTTCTTTTAGTCCTTCTTGTAAATCTTCGATTTCTCTTAGTACAGTAGATCCTTCGTTGATTAGTCTCTCTAGTTTGGATTTCTCTTCAGGTCCGTACATTCTGCTCATGGCATACTCCTATTAAAGCCTTATTATAAAATAACGATTTAGCAATGTCAATGTTTGTTGTAAGTTTGTTAACCAAAAAAGGAACCAAAAACTATTGATTAATTAGATGTTTGAGTATATAATACTTGAACTATAAACAACTTTGGTTCAATTTATGAAAACTAAATGTCTTATATTTTCTTTAATCTTAGCTGCTACTAATGCTAGTGCGAATGATTGGGATAATCCGAATCTTATGTTTGATACTAAAAAGAATTTTACCGAATCGTCGACTATTAAATGGGTAGTAGTAGATAATGTTCAAGCTGCTTGTGAAGAAGAATCTCGTAAAAGAGGTTACGGCGGATTCGGTTATGGTGTACTAGCTTGTTCTTTTTTCAAAGGAGAACAATGTACTATCATTACAGGCAAAAAGACAAATATGCACACGTTAGGGCATGAAGTAAGACATTGTTTTCAAGCAGATTGGCACAAATAAAAAAGCCCCTTGCGGGGCTTTTTTTATATTCCAGATAGATGTTTAATCCTATCTAATTCAGATGACTCTTTTTTTGGTTGAAATTTACTTAGCATTCTTTGAATATTGCCTAAATCTGTACCACTAAAATCATCTTCAATCGCAGCCATTAAATCTTCACCTGAAGCTTGTTTGTATAATTTAGATACATTTGCAAACTGCTGCGGTGTTTTGATTTGTTGTATAGCTTGCATGAACATAGTACTATCAGTACCGATACCTGACATTGATTTAAACAATGATCCTGCGATAGCCTGATCATTCATTGGTGCTGCCGAAGCCGGTTTTTGTGCATTCGGATTAGCCATACCACCTTGCCCTTCAGGCGGTGTTTTACCGCCTTGACTACTAACATTAAATCCATGTTTTTTTGCAATTTCTGGATATTTTTTCATAGCCTGTCTAGTTTTGCTATTTGCTCCACCGAGATTCCCGTCTATACCATCTTTGTTAGAACCGTAGTTTCCTAAATCTGCACCAGCTGCTTTTAAATCTTTCTGCATGTTCATGACAGCAAATTGATTTCCAGTAAGCGGAGGCATTTTTGCGCCGCCTGTGTTTGGTTTCTCGCTAGGCATAGGTTGTCTTGGAACTTCAGGCATACCAGGTTTGTCCGATCCAGGTTGATATGTCGCAGTAGCGTATTTACTTACATCCGACATTACGCTATTGTATCGATCTAGTTCTCTGGCTACATCTTGATTACTTGCATATCTTGGATCGGATAAATCTAGAAATAATTTTGTAAGTTCTTGTTGTTCGGATTGAGAAATATTTTCGTTGATCGATTTCTCAGAGCGATTTTCTATTTCTGTTAATTTACTAATAAAGTCTTTAATAGTCAATTTTTGACTTTCGCCAAATGTTCCGGCTGGGACATCAACTGGTCGTCCGTCCCACTGTCCTGTTGACCCTGGGCCTTGCATACTTCCGCCAAATGTAACATTTCCAGGACTATTACCTGCACCTAAATATGGACCACTATCTGGTTTCTTTTTCGGAGGAGGGTTCTTTTTTGGATCTGGTCTTGGCCCTTGTCCTTCTTTTTCTCTCATTAACGATTTGTCTAATAGTTCTTTAAATCGAGCTACTTTAATTTTTAAATCTTCTGGACTTAATAATGGATCCTCAGAAGGTTTTTCCGGTTCCTTTGCTGGCTCGGGTGATTTTTGATCTTGCCCAGTATAGTTACTAGTGGTATTATTCGCTGGCTTATCTGCCTCTGGAGCCGGTGGAGTAAAAGGTGTACCTCCTTCAGGTGATTTTGAATCTGATGGTTCAGGTGATTTTTGATCTTGTCCGGTATAATTACTAGTTTTGTTTTGATCATCAGTCGGAACTGTGTCCATTGTATCAGACGCTCTTGCACCCTGGCCTTCTTTATTAAAAGTTTTATAAGTTATACCTTCTGGATACTCTATTGGCTTACCGTCGACGAATTCTCCGTCGATACTAGCAGGATTCATAGCAGAACGATTTTCTGGGTTTCCATTCCAAGGAGCGATAACTTTTTGATTTTGATTTGGATACTGACCCGGTGCCATGTGATAAAATTTACCATCACTGTGTAACATCACGGATGATCTTCCACCAAAATTATTTTTATGAAAGTGTGTAGGTTTAAATTCCGTAGGAGCAGCTTCTGCAAGGTACCCAAAACTTTCAACTAATTTTATATATATATCACTCATTTTTTTTCCTAATATTCTTGCTCACTTTTAAGTTACGCGGTAGCGAATCGTTTCACTAAGGCAGCAGCCGCCTACGCACCATAG